AGCGATTATGCACGCGGCATATCCAATCTTTCGTTTGGTTTAATCATGCTTGGCCTCAAGCGATTGATCGATGCTGTTGAAGATCGCAACAACGCGAACGTCACGCAAATGACCGCGAAGAAAGACTTGGGCAATTGGCCACCGTCTGTTTAAGAGTGCACAAGATGAGATACATGTACGCGATAATACTTTACTTATCCGCATCTCATGCGTTAGCTCACAAACCTGAAGACGGAATTAAATTTGTCAAAGTCTGGAAAGCAGGTTCGTTTATTGCAGCCTTGTTTGAAAATACGACTACGCTTGGTAAGTATCGTGAAATGTCATGCGTAGCCTTCGACAGCGAAGGCAATGCACTAGCTCATCATATTCATATTGTCAGTGAGCTAGCCACCACAGGCGTGATGGCTTTGACCCCGCCTGACGTGTCGATAAACCAAATTGCAGACATTAAATGTGAGTACACTGGGTTGATAGAAATGACGTCAGAGGTGGAAAAGTTAATCGACGACATTCTGCAATCGTCAGATTAAATCTCCAATCACACGGCCAACTTGAAGTCAGGATCATCCCACGGCGATGTCGGCTGTATTAGATCGTCCGCGCTCATGCACCCTAACGCCATCGCCAGTGCAACCAATCCGTCAATTTTGCTGTAGCTTTTAGCTTTGTGCAGTTTCCTGTTTCCAGCAGGATCAGATTGCACGACAGCACCCGCTGCGCACATGTTTAAGATTGGGTTAGCACCGTGGCACAGCTTGCGCTCTGCAACCAAGCGTTCGAGTTTATCAACCGCAGGAGACATATCACGAAACCCCTGCCCAAACGGCTGCATGGGTATCTGTGCGCCGATGTTGTCCAGCTCACGCGTAAAGTCATTGATGCGCCAGCGGTCATAAGCCAGAAGCTGCAGATCGTAGGTGTCAGCAAGTTCAGCAACTGTCTGTGCGACGACGGCTGGCTGTATCACTGGCCCATCTATTGTTGTCAGGTATCCTTGGTCGGCCCAGAGATCATAGGGAGTTTTCTCTGCTTGAGATTTATCGCGCAGCCCGTCTGAAGGGAGAAAGAAATGGGGCAGCACGTGGTACTTGTCGGATTTAGGGAAAACGAGGACGAGAGCGGTTAAATCGCGGCTCGCCGACAGGTCCAATCCAGCAAAGCAATAATCTCCAGGCACGACTTCGGGATGCGCAGAATTAGCCTCCCACTCTGCCCGAGAAAGGAATGGCGACTGCGCCTCAATCCGCTGGTTAAGGTATAGCCAACGGAAACTGTTTGCCTTCGCGGGTAGCCTTTCAGCCTGAGCCGCAAAGTCTTCTATATCGGTTTGTGATCGAAACTGGGCCATTGCAGGGTTGGCAGCAGCCCAGGCACTTCGATCTGTGATCTCACAATCTTTTGGTGCCGTGTAGAGGTGCGATACGATCCGAGGATCAGCAGAGTTCGCGGCGTCGTCTAGCCACAGCGAGAATAGGTCACCGTCCGTGGCGGCTTGGGTGCTGATGGCGATCAAAAGAGGATGCAAATGAGCGCCTTGCGCCGTTTCGATAGCCTCCACGAACGGATCGTGAGGACCACGCACCTGCCCGACTTCATCGAGCACGGCCAAGGTAGGGGATAGGCCGTGCGCGGTCCCCGCTTCAGCAGAGATCGCTTTGTACTCAACATTACAGGGCAAACCGACCAATGACTTCTGGCTTGGTACGATACGCACAATTTTTATCAGCTCATCAGATAGTCTGACCATCTTTTCAGCAAGTTTAAAAACCAATGACGCCTGATCGCGGGATCGCGCACCACTTATAATCTGACTGTTCTGCTTTGCTTCTGGCCCGACCAAGTGAGCAAGAACAATAGCTGCAATCAGTGCCGACTTACCGTTTTTGCGAGCCACCGAAAGATAAGCACGGGACGTGCCTGCTGGGTTATCATAGACGTCGAGAACAAACTTCCGCTGAAAGTCTAACAGCTTAATGGGCTGGCCAACTTTGCTACCTTCTGGGATCAGACAGTAGCGTTCAATAAACTGGCAAACCTTTTCTCCGCGTGTGGTCATATGTATGCTACTTGTAAATGGACTACAGTGGTAACCGTCATGAAAACGTATCTTGCAATTTTTTGCATTTTGGCAACTCAAGCATTTGCAGAAAATGCATTGGTAGATTGCACACCATCGAGCGTTGTAAGCGTTAAAGGCAACGTGGTCGACATGGATAGCGAATTTGTGACAAGGAATGCAAATCGCAAATACCGCTTAGTAAGCCCAAACGAAAACACTGTTGGAGTTGTATTTAACTACGATCAAGCCGACGAAGATATTTTTTACTTCACCTCACTTGGAACCGAGTTTCCTTCAAATCAAGATTATGTTTTGCAAGAAGATGGGATGACAGACATGTACCTTCAAGTAGAACGGAACATGTTTACCGAAGGCGGCAAGGCGACGATGATTTCGACTGGGACAAGAGTAGTAACAATTTGGTTCCTAGATTGTGAACTTTAACTTACTGCGGCCTAGCAATAAGATCGTCTGCTCCGACCTTCGCAATCGCTGAACGTGCTTTCGTCTCTAGCTTTGCGAAGCCATTGAGTGTTCGGGGATCGGAAGCAGTCTGGTTGAGGGACATGCTGCGGATGACCGCAAGCTGCCTTCGTTCGAGTGTATCAATGACCGATAAAAGCGGATTAGGGATCGGCGTCCCTCGCTTGTTTTCGACCATCATTCCGACTTCGTCTAACTCAGTTTGAGCAGTACGAATGTCGGCTTCCATGCGTACTATTTTAGCTAGCAAGATCAGGTCCATATCACGCCAATCTTCGCGTGCGCGGGCGCGTGAAAACTGATGCCAGATTGTACGCTCTAAATCTGTTCGCAGTTCGATACCGTCAGGTAACGGCACATCAGACATTACACCTGCGAAACCTTGGACGGCTGCAGTCGTGCTGGATTTATCTGTTCGACGTTTCTGGCTCATTCATCACCTAAAAATTCCGTAAACGCAGAAAAAGACGACTGGGGGCGCTGGTTTGTGTGTTATCAACTTTTGTCTTTGACCCACCCCCCATCACAGATATGCTAAATTTGTAATTGGAGATCGTTATGTCTACACAAGAATGCGTTTTAACATCCACTAACATTGTTACCTTTGCTTCTCAGCAAGATTTGAATATCTGGTCTAATTTTTGGCACACACGCGACCAAGAGTTTTTTGATGACTTGCGTGAAAAAGGTTGCATACGATTGGTGAGAGGTAAGGTTTGGAATAAGGAAAATCTAATCAAAATCTCCCACCAATATGAATATTCCAGTGCAGAAGCATACACTGCTTGCCAAGAGGTCATTCAACAATGGCAAAAGCGTGATGACTTCAAACAAATGGTAACATCTTTGAATGTCAAAATTGAGGCATTCAGAAGTGCAGTTGTAGCAGAGTTTACCTAACAATTAACACAACACTAGAGGAGGCCAACATGCCTAAAGTTGTAACTATCGTGACCTACAAAGAGATCATTGATGAAGGAAAGTTAGCTGCTTACGCGGCTATCGCACCAGCTACAGTACAAAAATATGGTGGTCAATTTTTGGCGCGTGGTTATCCAGTGGCACTGCGAGAAAGCGGGCAACAAGAGCGTACTGTTGTAGGTATATGGGAAAGCCTCGACGTCGCATTGCAGTGGTATGAAAGCCCAGAATATCAGGAATGTTTAAATGTTCTGGGGGACGGTGCAGTACGCGATATTAAGTTTCTAGAGCATATTTAATTGACACTTGGATGCCTTGGATCGGTAGGCCAACCGTCTGCGCCTATCGTCGTATCGTAGCCCAGTGCCTCTTGGCTTTGTATGTCACCGCTGTGGCACGTCCAGCATACCGACTGCAGATTATCCAAATCAAAGAACAACTCTAGGTCACCCTTATGTGGTTTGAGGTGGTGTACGACTGCGCTGCGTGGACTTCGCCTGCCCGCTTGTAAGTGTACACCACAGCCAGCGTGCTGACATCTGTAGGCGTCGCGTGTCAGTGCCTGCCGACGAAGTGTTTGCCAATGCTTGGAGCTATACAGTACACGATATTGGTTCGCTTCATTACTACGCTGGTCTGATGACAAAACTTAATCTCGTTAACAAACACTGGCTGAACATCCAATGCAGCAAATGCCGCCACGATGTGTCAGTCCCCGTGCAGAAGTTTATCGACTTAGGCGTGAACGACATCTTCGAGGTTAAAGCTAAGTCCAAGTGCCAACGGTGCGGGCGCAAAGGTGATGCCGAGATCGTGATCTATTACAGAAATGAAGTAGATGCTGATCGCAAAGATGGTTAAACTGACCACATGGTCTTTTTAATCGTAGTTTTACTCATCTTGATTCTGCTGGCGATCTTGTTCCCAGGCACAATGCGCTTCGTCATAATCATAGCTATTTCTGCCATCATTTTCTTTTGGTTCGTCGGCACGATGTCGATGTAGAAAAATGCTGCACCCGATAAAGATGCAGCAGTCGAGCATGAGGCAAAATAGTGAACAGGCATCCGTCGCTATTTTATATAGGGAAACGTAGAAAAAACGACCTGTCAACCATATTTTGTTATTTTTTCTATCTCATACACAATATCTAGCGATGCTTCATCTTGTGCACGTTTGAGCTGACGTGAGTTGATCCCCAAGATATGAGAGATTTTCTGAGGGTGCATACCGTTTGCTTTTAAGTATACCCCGCGCTTCAGTCGGCTCTTGTCACCTTTTCTTGCAAGCGCATGATGGTGCCACAGATGGAGTATCAAATCGGCGCGGTCTATCTGTTCAGCAGACGGACGGCTTGGTTTCATATCTGATGACGGCAGCGTCTCTAACTCACCCTTAAGATACGCCGACAGTAACTGCCACTGTGTGACATCGTCAGGCGCGTCAGGAAGCGATGAGGATGTCGGAAAACCAGCGCGTGGAGGTGCAGGATAGGAAATCCGCGATACCCGCGCTGCCTCACGCAATAGCTCCCATCCAATATGCTTATCGGATACTTTTGCGTCTGCTTTTATATTGTCTAAGGCCAACTGTTCCGCTTCGCGCAGGGTCCGTGGCCAGTCGTGGTTCTGCATTCGGATTGTAAGTGATGTGATCATTGCTGCTCTCCCAGGGTGGCGCGGTGAGTGTAATTTTACCGCCTGTGGATACGGATGAAGCGCGGGCCAACTTCTGCTTTTTTATATCAGTGTTAGTCCAACGTTTTGTCATCCAGCATCCCTCCGTAATTCGCTTGCAAGAGCCACGTAATTGATTTGGTCGACGATATGATCGTCATCAAAACCTAAGTCCAATCTCGCTGCCTTCAACTCTGCCATCAGGCGTGCGCACATATATGGACTGACATATTGACCCAGCACCAAGCTGAAGCGCGTTGCAGTGTTCGTAAACAACAGATCAGCATCGCCATACTGTTGCCCGCGTTCGATTAAAATTTCGTCGGCAGATGCCAAGACGTCACGTGCAGGTTTACCCATGTAATATTTCCCATTTTCGTTGAATGATTAAGTCGCGCTGCCACTGTTTGTATTTTTTAAGTTGCGGTGCGTTTAAGATTTTGCGGCGATTAGCGATCCCCTCTAAAATTTGAAGATCGGTAATAGAAGCCAACATCTGAGTGAACTCCCGCTCAGACATTTCTGCGTAATCTTTGGACAAATCCAGGTCAGGTTTGGGGACAGGACACTTACGTTTTACAAACGTAAGGGATGTCCTGAAATGTCCCAAATTAAACCCAGCATGTCCTAACGCTGTCCTGACTCTGTCCTCAAAATTTGTAAGTTCCTGTTTTTTCATAGGATTTTTGAGGACATCTTTCGGGACACGGATGATCACTGTCCCCAAATTTGAGGACAATGATTTTTTGGCTGTCCTGAAACCGATTTTAGACAAAGTTGTCTCCTTCGATTATGGACTTGCCATCGACCTTGAAAACCTTGCGATCAATAAGGTCCTTGATCAGCCGATTGGCCGTGCGCTGGGTCACGTTCAGTTCAACAGCGACATGGTCTTTCAACTCAGTGCGGGTGATGTTTCCAAAGTCGGCGTGGAGATCAAATTGCTGGCGGACCAAGTCCAATTTGTCTTCGTGCGTCATCACCTGCCCCGCGGGCCGTGCATCAACTTGTTCCAGCGCAATGGATGACACAACTTCGCCATCTTCGGTCGTGACATCGATTGAAACCTTGGTGAACATCAACACCTCTGGTTCTACAGCGTCTTTCATCTTAGTGGGCTTCAGTTCAATGCAGTGTTCACCAACCGCTTTTACCTGGTAACTACTGTCCATGCGGTCGCGCAATTTTGTCGAACCTTTTGCACGATCCCGCGCGGCATGACCGATGTGTGCGACAACCAACACCGTGCAGCGAAACTCAGTGCGGATCATGTCGCAAAAATCCAAATACGATTTAACATCTTCGTTGGAATCTTCAACGCCAGCGATGCTGCGATCCAATGTATCGAAAACAATCAGCTTGAGTTCGCCCGCAGCGGCACGAATTGAATTTAGCTCCCGTAGGATATCCTGAATGCTATCATCCGCTAGCGTGACACCCTTTACTGATTTAAAAAACAAAGCGTCTTCGTTTTCGATCCCGTTGTGGATGCACCACGCCGCGGTTCGCCGTGAAAAGCCAGCATTGCCTTCGCCACTTACGTAAACGACTGGCCCCTGATCCACCGCGCGACCGTGATATTTGTGGCCCGTGGAGATACAGAGTGCCGCATCCGCGACAACAAAAGTTTTGCCTGCACCAGATCCGCCAAAAACGATTGCGAGGGTATCGGCCTCAAAATAACCATCGATAATCCAGCGCGGAGATTGCACCTTTATCTCTGATAATTTTTGGAACAATGCCCCTGGTCGTTTGGCGCGTTTCAAACCTTCGACAATTGGGACATGACCTGAGCGAACCCACACATCGTTCCAATCTGCCCCTGCCTGTTTTGGTGCCGCCCAGCGCAATCCTGTCTTCGTCGCCGCTTCAATTCCTGCGTCGTCGTTGTCGGCGGCAACGATGATTTGCAGACGCGGACGGATTTCAGCAATCTTTTCACAAACGAGTGTCATATTGTGACAGTCGATTGCGTTAATGCAGCATGCACCAGTCGCGATTGCGACACTCGCTGAGGTTGCCCACCCTTCTGCCACATAGGCGATGCCATCGTCGGGAAGTGCGCCACACAAACCAAAAACGCCACCAGATTTATCCAAACCTTTGCTGTTGCGTTTAGCCCCGTCGGGAGAGATGCGCTGTTCACCCACCTCTTCTAGCTTGGGATTATAGAGCGGAACGATGACGTTGTTATCCACCAAACGTGCGCCAATCAGATCGACCTTTTTGCGTTCGTGATATGGCGTGTGCGCGTCGTACACAGGAAAATCTTCCTTAAAACTATGGTGAATAATATTGTCAGTGAGGGGTGAAAGAGACGGCCAACAACCGTCTGCATTCATTTGCTTGTGTTGATCCTGGAAATCGCACTGGCGACAATGGGTCTTAACGAGATCGTTGTGTTTAGTGATCCAGAAGCGGTCGGTGCCACCACAATTCGGACATGGCCCATGGTATTCTTTACCAATTCTTTTTAGGCCATATCGTTGAATGATGACGTCCGACCACAAGTCCCACATAGGCTGCTCGAAGTCGGACATCTGTATCACCCGCCATAGTTGGAAGGCTTTTCAAAAGGCTCCCAATTGTCGTGGTCTATGGTGTCTGCCTCCAAATCTTTGACGATCTCTGCCATGATGGCATCGGACTGAGCTTTTTTCTCACGCCATGCGTCGAGTATAGAGTCCGCACCTTCCCACTCGCCGCACCACCAATCGTCTGAAACCTCTGGCCATGGCACCACGCGATAATCCATGTAGGTGCCAAAACTTGGCTTGGGTGCGTTGCGACGGCAGGTCCTGCGAATGTTGAAACGACAGTTTGCACAAATTGAGTTACGGGCCATCACAACCCCCTAAGTGCCGAATGGGATTTCGTCGTCAAAGTCGTAGGCGTTACCGCCCGCGCCCTCTACAACCTCAAAATCCTCCGCTGCATCACCATAGACCGCGTTAATGACCTGCGCGCTGTCAAGCAGAAGGGATACACCCCACTGCCCTGATGACTGGTTCAGTGTCGGCATCATCGTCACTTTAATGTTACCAGTTGAACCACCCCAAAAATCGCGATTTTCAAGCGGCATGCGCTTGCCATCAACGATGCGCGGGGGCTGGTTTTGCTTCCCGCGGGATGTGACGGTTTTGCGTTTGGAATTGTAGCTAATCTCACCATCAAATTCCTTACGACCGTGCACGGTGGCAAAATCACCAAGGCGGCTATCACGGGATTTACAATCCATGAAATGCTCGCGGGCCGCAGACATGATCATGTTGTCATTCGCGGGATCAACCGTGAACGACAGTGACCATGATGCGTTCGGCGTTGTGACAGGCACAGAAATCGAACGCCCCTCGTGAGAATTGTAGATCGTTGGTTCTGTCGCGTTATTCCACTTAAACACGACATTTTTCACCATTAACGGCTTAAAATCTGACATATCAAACTCCTTATGTCTTAAGATTGTTGAAAGATGCGGGTACCTTTAGAAGGGACGCCGCTGGCCAACCTGTCGTTGGCTCTTCGGTGTTGATGTCATCACGCATTGCATCAAGCATGGTGTGCATCAGCTCAGTGCCTTGTTTGAACACTTCGCATTCTGTTGTAAGAAACAGGATATTTGTTGCGTGCGGTTTCTTCTTTTCGACGCAGAAAAATCCAAACTTACGGATTTCAAAACCAAGCAACTGGCACATGTAAACGTACATCGCTGCTTGGACGTGGTAGCCATATTTGAAGACGGATTCCTCAAAGTCGGACTGTTTTGCAGACGCGCACGTTTTGAGATCAGCAATCTTGCCCGCGGCTGGATTGAACATGTCCATCCGTCCCTTGAGCATGATCCCACGGTCAGGATCGCGCGCGAAAACTGACACCTCTGTGCTGGTGCTTGGGTCTTCCAAAAACTCACGCATGTCAGAGCGACAGTTGAGCGCGTAGACCATGCCTTCGACTTTTTCGTAGTCTGGTGCAGTTAACAGGATTTTGCCGCGCGCTTTTTCGTACTCGTACTGCTTTTTCCA